TGGATACAATTCATGGTACTAATATCTGTTCAAAATTTGATTCAAATACTTGGCAACAATTTAAGGAGTTTCACGATTTGGAAGAAAAGAAGAACATTTTAAAACAGTTTGGGATAACAACATGAATATCTTATATCACATTACCAGATGGGAAGTTGGAACAGCTTATAAAAATATCCAATTTATGCAAAAGAATTTTGGCGGTTTTATAATCAACAATAGCGTTTCAGGTGTAATAAGGTATATGCGTTCAAATCCGGATATGATGGTAGTGAGAGGAGATGCAAGAAGAGATTATGAATTAGCATTGAGATATAAGATACCTTACATATTAATCGAGAATGATGTATTCAGTATGAGGAATGGACATTCAGAAGAAAAGGACAAAGTAAAAATCGAAAAAGCAAGTGCTATAATATTCACAAGTGAGGGGCATGTAGAATACTGTAAAGAGAAAGGTTACAAGTTGCCTTATTACGAAATAATACATAGCAGACCTTTGAAAAAAGATTTAGAGTTTGAGCCATTACCGAAACTTGAAGGATTGAATTTAGTCTATGCCGGAGGTGTCGGGAATGCGTGGGAAAGCAGAAAAACCAATTACGGATATAGAGCATATCACGAGATATTTAAAAAGTTCATTGAGGCAGGTTGGAATGTGCACCTTTATCCGGCTATTTACAAAAACCTTAATCAATATCGGGAGATTGGTTGCATAGTTCATAATACCTTGCCGGCAGATAAAATATTAAGAGAAATGAGCCAATACACAGCAGGATTTCACGGATACAATAAAACCGACGTTCCAGAAAAAGCATATAATTATACTCAAAGATGTATCGGGAATAAGGTATGGGATTTTTTGGGTGCAGGAATACCTACTATCGGATATCAAGGTGGAATGGGAATGAACATCTATAAGAATAAGTGGGGTATAGTTATTAAAAGTTTAAGTGAAAATACTATAAAGCGCATACCAAAAAGATTGGAGAAACTTAAAATAACAGACGAATTAAGACACATGGAAGTAATGGATAACGACTTTGATAAATACCAGAATGTAATTAACGAGGCATTAAAATATAAAAAAGTTTTAGCAAAATTACCAACTCCGATAATACCGAAATGGGAAGAAGGGGATATGGTAATACAGGTTACGAATAAAACACCTTTTGAGATTGAAAGAGGGAATCATATATTCCAACCTTATGAAACAACAGAGCCATTTGCAATAAAAAAATCAAGTTGGAAACAGATTAAAGCACACGTTGGATTAAAAATATTATATATTCAGGAGGGAGTATGAAGATTACAGTTTATAATAAAAATACACAAAAAATAAGCAGGGGTGAACGTGGCTACCCACCACAAACCACATCAACCTATGAAATAAGAGATAAGGATTTTCCTTTGATTAAAGCAACAAGAGATTTGAAAATAATCAAAATAGAGTATGAATGTCCTATATGTAAGAAGACTTTTAAAAGTGAAGAATCTTTACGTATGCACTTTATTAGAGTTCACGGAGAGAAGAAAAAATGAAATATTATTCGACAGTTCAGGAAGTTAGGAATTATACTGGCACAAAATACGATGATTTGGCTTTAAATTCTGATACTGATTTGAACACCTTAATTGAGAATTACCTTAAACAGATTAAAAGTCTGATTGACCGCGACAGAGGAAGGGACTTAATAAGAGATTTAGATTTTGGTGATAAATTGATGTTGGTTAATGCTGAAAAACCGTGGACAGGGAAAAAGTGTTCAGTAGCCATAGTAGAAAAAGATATTGACGAAATAGACATAGTCCCAAGCGGGATATTTGCAGTAAACCAATTCACCTTACAGACCACGGTAGCAAATGATATCATAGCGTATTCAGTTATAGACGAGGATTTAAGCAAAGCTAAAACTCTTGATATGGATATTATGAGTTATGACCTTGATTTGGAAAGAGGAGATTTGCAGATAGTTCTGTCAGATGATATTACTTGCACCAATATTGTGAAAGCAATTGATTTGCCGCTGATATATGAATACGAATGGAAAAAAGTAAGAGGTTATTTAGGGACAGATGACACTCTCAACAGCGTTAAAAGTGTTGGGATTAGAATGGCAAATAATGTAGGCAGTTATTTATACGTGGGGAATGTATATACCAGAGTTATACCGGAAGGGATACATAATATTGCTATGAGAGCGTGTGCAAATATGATTAAATTAGCTTATGCCAATAGAGAAAGTCCAGTTATCACAATAGAAAATATGAACGCTCAACTAATCAAAGACCAAGTTTTAACCACAGAATTAAGGCGTGAATTAAGTTTATACAAAAAGAAAGCCAATTTTGGTTTTAGTATCGTTGCCGGCAAGGATATGGATTTAGAGGATTATGTATAATTTAGAGATAGACCCAAAACAATTAGAGAAATTGACAAAAGTTCCGGACCAAGTAGGAAAGAGAGCTTTCAAATATCTGGTTATGGAAATACAGGCAGGGTTTATTGATGAAAGTCCGGTTGATAAAGGAAGATTACAGAAATGGAAACTGAAAAAAGTAAATGATTGGGAATACAAAATACACGATGGTCCAGAATACGCTTTATTTGTAGCTTTGGGGACGGGAATATACGGAAAACGTGGAACTCCGATAGTCCCAAAAAGAGCGCAGTTTTTAAGATTTGTAAACAAACAAGGGCAGGTAATATTCACTAAAAGCGTGAAAGGTCAAAAGCCAAATCCTTATCACGAAAGAGGAGTAGCAAGAGGTGAAAAAAGGGTTGACGAATTTATCAGAAGAGCGCAGAGGGAGGTAGAAAGTGGAATCTAAAACTTTAGAAGATGCGATTGATGATATAATGCTTGCGATTGAAACAACCTTAAAAGCTGAAATCAATATTGACGGAGGGATTTTGTCAGATGTAAAGACTTTGGTAATCGGAGAAGCTACATCACAAAAACCGACTACTCCGGCATTATGGATTAATCAGGGTTTATCAAGGTTATCAAAAACAGATGAAAATTATCTAATAACAGAATATTGGAATACGGAAATAATAGTGATAAGCGTTATATATAATACAGACCAAAGACAAGGATTCAAAGACGCAAACAGTTTAGCGGCAAGAGCAAAAAGAGTTTTATTAACTGACCGGACTTTAGGTTTCGGACATGGAACTTTTTTTAGTGATATTAGAAGTGAAAGTTTTGAAGGCAGTAATCCTCAATATAAAAGAGGAAATATATTTAGTTCAATTTACACGTGTAAAGCATATTACACAGTCTACGAATAGAAAGGAGAGATACGATGGGAACTGTTAGAAGATACGCAGGTTTTACAGAAGAGCAGAATTTTAATCCGGCAATTCCGCACGATGCCAAGTTTCATATAGAAATTGCGTCAGCAGGATTAGACGAGCCAGACAATCCGAATGTTGAATTTGAGAGTGGATTATATAGAGGAAGAAGAGAATTAAGACCGGGTTATTATTCTGCATCTGGAAATATAATATTCCCAATTAATGTTAGGGCAATAGGTTATTTTCTGAAATGGGCTTTAGGCAATTATGTTTTTACTGACGGAGGTGCAGGAACAAATACCCACGAGATTTATGGAAAAGAAGATACGGCATTACCAAGTTTTACTGCTCGTATTGGTAAAGACCATTTTGAACACATTTTTACAGGGACAACAATAAACAGCTTACAGTTAGAGATAGGTGGAGATTGGTTATTATGCACGGTTGATTGTATAGCCGCAAAAAGTCATAAAGACGATTTAAAAGCCATAGCTGATTTGAGCTTGTTTACTGAAAACAAGTTAACCTTTGTTGCCGCAGGTGTAACTTTCGGAGGAACACCTTATAATTGTAAAATTCAAAATATGACAATAAACATATCAAACAATGTAGATGTAGCAAAAGGGAAAGGCGTTGGAACTCGATACCCTTGCAGATTACCTATTGGTGCAAGAAATGTTGATTTGAGTGGAGTATTACATTATTTGGATACCTCTGAATATGAAAAATATTGGGGACAGGCAACAGGAATTGGTGATGACGGACCAAGTGATGAAGCAATTGTAGTTACTATCGATGGCGGAGATGATGGAAGTTTGCAATTGAATTTTCCGAAAGTCCAATATATAAAAATAGGTGCGCCTCCAAGTGGCAGAGCGCCAATAGACCAAGCATTCAGCGGATATGCAATTGTTGATACTGTTACTTTGGCAGATGAAGTTACCGAAGTGGAAACAGAATTATTGGCAACTCTGGAAAATAATAATGATGATATGGACAATGATATTGAAAGTTAAATAAGAAAGGAAAGCCAAAATGGATAAAAAATTATTAACTCGTGAAGACCTTTTAAGAGGGACAAATAAAACAGAAAAAGTGTATATTGAATCTCTGGGTGGAGAAGTAGAAATCAGACCACTTAACGAGGCACAATGGGCAGAGATTGAGGCAAAGTCAAGCGATGCTTATGATATTGGGGTAGAGCCGGTATATAAAAATGTGAATGGCAAGAAAGTATACGATGACGAAGAAACGCAGAAAAATATGAAAATAAAGTTTAATGTTGAAAAAGGAAAAAGAGCAGAGTTTGAGCAATATGTTCTTGCCGTGAAATATGGTTTGGTTATGGAGATAACAGAAAATGAAATAAGGTCTATAACTCCACCCGGAATAATCAAAAAAATAGCAGATGAGATATTTAGAATAAGCGACGTAGATAAGGAGAAGTTGGAAGAGATAAAATCCTTTCGTAGAAAGTGATGATGGAATAGAAATTTATGCTATGCACGAAATGGGTTTTAAAATAGCTAACAGTTATCAGGAAATGACCAGAAGGCAGAGAATATTTTTCCAATATTCTTACATCAGAAAACAGAATTTAATGAAAGAAATTTACGAAGGCAAAGATGTGGACGCAAAAAAGAAAGCGGAAGATATAGTAAATAGGAGCAGGTAATGGCAAATACAATTGAATTTATAATAAAGGCAATAGATAAAATCACTCCGACTATGAATCAAGTCAAACAGCAGACCGGAAGTATGACGACCTTTATGCAGAATAATTGGCTTAAAGTTGGAGCGGCAACAACGGGGGCGGCTATGGCTATTGAGGGATTTGCCAAAAAACAAGCGCCATTGTTAGAAGGTGCGAGAAAGTTAGCTAATAGTATGGATATGTCAGAAGGTGCGATGATTGACCTAATAACTCAAACCTCTAACGTTACCTTTAGCCTTGATGACGTTATCGGAGTAATGGAAAAAGGACGACAACAGGGTATCAAGTCAGCAGAAGATTTACAGAACTATGCTAACTTTTGGGATTTGTTAGCAGATGCCACAGGAGAAAGTTCGGTAGCTATGGCAGACCAATCAAGTGCATTGAGAGCAGTAGGAGTAGCGGCAGGAGATGAGGCAGAGGCGATTTCAGCTTTAGGATATATACATCAGGAAACAACAGGC